ACAATACTCAAAGGAGAAAAACATGAGCGTAGAAAATCTTTTAAAAAAATGGGCACCAGTTCTTGACCATGGCGATTTAGCCGCAATCAAGGATTCCCACAAGCGTTCCGTAACGGCACAGCTTCTTGAGAACCAAGAAATTGCTTGCCGTGGTGATGCACAGGGTTCTGGTGGTTATCGCAACCAAACATCGTTGTTGTCTGAAGCCGCACCTGCTAACAACATGGGCGCATCTTCATCTACAGCAGGCGATGGTTCAATCGACCTTTACGATCCAGTCTTAATCAGCTTGGTTCGCCGTGCCGCACCTAACTTGATCGCATACGACATTTGCGGTGTTCAACCAATGACAGGTCCAACAGGCTTGATCTTTGCAATGCGTTCACGTTACACATCACAAAGTGGTACTGAAGCATTGTTCAACGAAGCTAACACAGCATTCCCATCTACAGCACAATCACAGACAGGTGCATCACCTGCTGACTTGTCTAGTGGTACAGAGTACACACGTGGTACTGGTTTCACTACAGCACAAGCTGAAGCATTGGGTGATGGTTCTGGTCAAGGTTTCCAAGAGATGGCATTCTCTATTGAGAAAGTTGCTGTTACTGCACGTAGCCGTGCTTTGAAAGCAGAATACACAATGGAATTAGCACAAGACTTGAAAGCAGTCCATGGTTTGGATGCTGAACAAGAATTGGCTAACATTCTTTCTACAGAAATTTTAGCTGAAATTAACCGTGAAGTTGTTCGTACAATCAACATCACAGCTACTGTTGGCGCACAAGAAAACGTTACAACTGCTGGTACATTCAACCTTGACGTTGATGCTAACGGTCGTTGGTCTGTTGAGAAGTTCAAAGGCTTGATGTTCCAATTGGAGCGTGAGTCCAACGCAATCGCTAAAGCAACTCGCCGTGGTAAAGGTAACGTGCTTATCTGTTCTTCAGACGTAGCATCTGCATTGCAAATGGCTGGTGTTCTTGATTACACTCCAGCACTTGCAAACAACTTGCAAGTTGATGACTCTGGTAACACATTCGCTGGTGTATTGAATGGTCGTATCAAGGTTTACATCGATCCATATTTCGCCGCAACATCTGGTACACACTATGCAACAATCGGTTACAAAGGCACTTCAGCTTTTGACGCTGGCTTGTTCTATTGCCCATACGTTCCGTTGCAAATGGTTCGTGCAGTTGGTCAAGATTCTTTCCAACCAAAAATTGGATTTAAGACACGTTATGGTATGGTCGCAAACCCATTCGCAACATCAGCCGCTGACGGTACATTAGCATTCGCTAATAAGAACATCTACTATCGTAGAATTGCAATTACTAACTTGATGTAATTGATTAAACCGAGACACATCGGTATTTAAAAGAGGACCTTAGGGTCCTCTTTTTTTGTCTGCATAAATAGAAGACAAGAGGAGATAACATGGCTACCCTAATAACAACACCCGTAAATAGAAGTTTTCTTTCGAACAACAAGTTTGATTTTGTTCTTAAGAGAATTCCCAATTTCACATACTTAGTGCAGAGTGTAAATTTACCTGGACTCACATTGCAGTCTAGTTCAATTAACACGCCATTTTCTGCTGTTAGTATTCCAGGAAATCAAATTACTTTTAGTTCACTCACGCTAACATTCTTAGTTGATGAAGACATGCAATCATGGTTGGAGTTGTACAATTGGATCGCACAGCTAGGCAATCCAAAAGGATACAATAAAGTCGGAACACTCACAGGCAGACCAGGCTCTGTTACTAGCACAACATCTGATGCAACATTGTTTATAAAATCAAATGCAAACAATCCAAATTTAAGATTTGATTTTGTTGATGTGTACCCAACCGATCTCGGAGAGATGAGTTTCACAACTACCGATAATCAAGAATTTGTTACATCAACAGTAACATTCAATTATGGTTATTACGAAGCAATAAACATTTGACATTTGCCTAGGAATGTGTTATTATGATGAGTACGAATATTGACTTGAGGAATTATTATGACGTTAGATCAGATGATGGAAGAGTGGAGACTAGATGCTACAGTTGACTCCACAGAGTTGGGTATCGCATCTTTAAAGATACCAGAATTACACAGTAAATATCTCAAAATTTATTTTGATGAAAGACGCAAACTCAAAGCACTTGAGTTTCAAAGCAAAGATTTATCTTTGAAGAAGTATGAATATTACAATGGAAAACTTTCACAAGAAGAACTTGACGAACTCAATTGGGAGCCTTTCGTTAAACGTCTAATGAAGAATGAAGTTGATATGTACCTTGATTCTGATAAAGATATTATACACAACAATGTTCGCATAATCAATCAAAAAGAAAAGTTAGCGTTTTTGGAAGAAGTACTTAAGAACGTCAACCAACGCAATTTTCAGATTAAGAACGCTATAGAATGGAAGAAGTTTACGCAAGGTGTACAATAAACTCTATATTTCAAAAGTAGATGAAGTCTACGCACACATCAAGTGTGAGAACTCCGATGCAATGGAGTTGAATGAATACTTTACGTTCTACGTTCCCGGTTATAAATTCATGCCCGCATTTAGAAACAAAGTGTGGGATGGAAAAATACGCCTATTCAATTCTCAGAACAGACAAATCTATTATGGTTTGATTCCATACTTAGAAAAGTTTGCTAAAGAACGTGACTACGTAATTGAATTTGACGAATCAGTAGAAACTTATGATGAATTCTCTGTAGCAGAAGCAACAGACTTCATCGATACTCTAGGTATACCATTTGAAGTTAGAGACTATCAGATTCAAGCATTCATTCATGCAGTACGCAGTAGAAGAAACTTATTAGTATCACCCACAGCATCAGGCAAGTCGCTTATCATATATCTCATTGCGAGATATTTAAATTGCAAGACTCTTATCATTGTTCCCACTATCTCACTTGTCGCACAGTTATACAAAGACTTTGAAGACTATGGGTTTGAGAGTGATAAATACATACACCAGATTATGTCAGGTGCAAGCAAACAAACTGATTGCCCCATTGTCATATCTACATGGCAGTCAATTTACAAGATGCCAAAAGAATGGTTCGAAGAATTTGAATTAGTTGTTGGAGATGAAGCGCATTTGTTTAAAGCAAAGTCGTTGATATCAATTCTAACAAAACTAACAAAGTGCAAGTATAGATTTGGACTCACAGGTACACTAGATGGAACACAGACACATAGATTAGTCTTAGAAGGTTTGTTCGGTAAAGTCAAACAGATAACAACAACAAAAGAATTGATTGACTCTGGACGATTAGCTAAGTTTAGAATTAAAGCATTGGTGCTTAAGCATAACGAAGAATCATGTAAGCTAGGTAAGAATTTTAAATATCAAGATGAGATAAATTATATTATAGGTAAGCCGTCACGTAATAGATTCATTAGAAATTTGACTATGAGTTTAGAAGGTAACACTCTTCTACTATATCAGTTCGTTGACAAGCACGGCAGAATATTGTATAATATGCTTAAGGACGCAGTAGAAGAAAATAGACCTGTATTCTTTATTCATGGTGCGGTTGGCGTAGATGAAAGAGAAGAAGTTCGTAGAATTACTGAAGATGAAGAGAATGCAATTATCGTAGCATCATATGGAACATTCTCTACTGGTATCAACATTCGTAATCTACATAATGTTATTTTTGCTTCACCAAGCAAGAGTAAAATTAGAACACTACAGTCTATTGGTCGAGGATTGCGTTTGGGAGATAACAAGAAAGAAGCTATTCTGTATGACATATCGGATGACATGACTTATAAGAGTAGAAAGAATTTTACATTAGAACATTTTATCGAACGAATGAAAATTTATAACGATGAAAAGTTTGAATATAAAATTTACACGTTAAATTTAAAGGAAGAATAATGCTTTGCAAAGTACTAAAATTAACAAACGGTGATACTCTCATCGGAAATGTTGTTGAAGAAAGTAGAGGATACATTGAAGTGCATCGTCCTATGAAAGTTGTTCTTGTTCCTAGAATGTCTGAAGATCATATGTTTAGCTTGTCGATGATGAAATGGGATCCACTTACAAATTTTGATTTGCCTTCTAGAATATTTAAACAAAGTATTGTTTCCGTATCTGAAGCAACATCAGAAATTATAAGAATCTATGGCGAAGCATATCAAGAATTCGATTCGAATGAAGAAGATGAAATTGAAATTCAAGCAGACGATAGAATGTCTGAAATCAAAGAAGAGATTGATAAGATGAGAGAAGCAATGGCTTCATCTAACAATCATATATTACATTAAGTCTTTATCAAACAGGACACTGCAATAATAACTCATTGTCAAGTGTTTGTCAACTAACTGAGGTGAAACATGACTATTACTACCGCTACCGTAAAACCAAAACAAAAACACTACGTCAACAACGAACATTTCCTAGAAGAGATGGTTGTCTTTCGTGCCGGCGTCAAAGAAGCAGAAGCAACAAACGGAGAGCGCCCAAGAGTACCTGAGTACATCGGCGAATGCTTGTTTAAGATTGCAACGCACTTGGCACGTAAACCAAACTTTGCAAACTACACATTCAAAGAAGATATGGTATCGGATGGTATTGAAAACTGTCTGTTGTACATTGATAACTTTGACCCTGAGAAGTCTAAGAATCCATTTGCATACTTTACCCAAATTATCTACTATGCATTCTTGCGAAGAATTCAAAAAGAGAAAAAGCATCTGTACATCAAGTACAAGAGCATGGACAATTTAATCATTACCTCTCTCATTGAAAACAATGGCGAAGAATACGTTTCTTCAAGTCTAAATGGTGTGATGCACGATTCGTATAGCGAAGAATTCATTAGTGACTTTATCAAAGCATTTGAAGTGAATAAAGAGAAGAAGATCGCAAGTGCAAAGCCTAGAAAGAAAAAGGCAGATACTGCTACCGCATTCGATGAATTTCTGGAGAAAGACAATGCAGACACCAATACCAGCCCAACTTGAAAACTGGCTAAAAATTGTTAACGACAAAAGATCGCCACAAAATCTCAGAGAAACTGCCGTCTTGCATTTGACTGAGATTCGTGCTATAATCGACAAGTCTTTAGGTACAACAATGAAGAAGCAAGGGCAACGAAAGTATGAGAATATGTTTACTAGGTGATACTCACTTTGGTGTTAGAAATGACTCCAAAGCGTTTCATGCTTACTATGAAAAATTTTATGATGAGACATTCTTTCCAGAACTGAAACATCGTGGTGTAAGAACAATCATTCAGCTTGGTGACTTGTTCGATAGACGCAAGTACATCAACTTTCATTCGCTGATGGAAAGTCGTAGATACTTCTTTGACAGATGCGTTGAAGAAGGCATTACTCTTCACGCATTGATTGGTAATCACGATATCTTTTGGAAAGAAAGTCTTGAAGTTAATTCTCCTGACTTGTTGCTGAGAGACTATCATAACATTGTGCTATGGCAGAAACCTGGTACACTTGAAGTTGATGGGATCAAAATCGATATGATACCATGGATTTGCAAAAGCAATGAAGCGGAAGTTTTTGAGTTTGTGAAGAACACATCTTCTTCATTGTGCATGGGGCACTTTGAACTTGCTGGCTTTCCATTGTTCCGTGGTGTAGATAGCCATGAAGGACTTGACTATAAGTTTCTAAGCAACTATAATCATGTATACAGCGGACACTATCATACACCATCACAGCACGACAACATCACGTATGTTGGTGCGCCCTATGAATTGTTTTGGAATGATTACAAAGACAAAAAACAGTTTGGTATTTTAGACACTGAAACAATGCAGACTACATTCGTAGAGAATCCTCACCGAATGTTTTATAAGGTAAATTATGATGACAATCAATTAAAGATTGAAGACTTGAAAGACATAAACTTTTCTAAGTATGCAAATGCTTATGTGAAAGTTGTTGTTTTGAATAAACAGGATCCTTATCTATTTGAAAAGTTGATAGATGAAATTTATAAATTTGGTCCTGTAGACGTTACGATTGTTGAAGACTTTACTATATCGAATGAAGAAACTGATAGTGATATTATTGACCAAGCGCAAGACACCATGACAATTCTTTCTTCATTTATCGATACGCAAAGCCTAAATATTTCAGACACTAATAAACTTAAAACATTGATGCGTGAACTTTACGTTGAGGCACTATCCAAAGAAAATATAGAATGATTATTTTTCGTAATTTGAGATGGAAGAACTTTCTATCAACTGGTAACTTCTTTACTGAACTGAACTTAGATGGCAACAACACCACGTTGATTGTTGGCTCTAATGGTTCGGGTAAGTCTACTATGCTTGACGCATTGTGCTTTGTGCTGTTTGGCAAACCATTTCGTAATATCAACAAAGGACAACTTGTCAATACGATCAATCAAAAAGATTGTACTGTTGAAATTGAATTCGACACAGGCAATAAGTCATACAAAATCGTTCGTGGTATCAAACCAAATGTGTTTGAAATTTACTGCAATGGGCATCTAGTCAATCAAGATGCCGCAGTCAAAGACTATCAAGAACACCTAGAGAAATTCATCCTCAAACTCAACTACAAATCTTTTACTCAAATTGTTTTGTTGGGTTCAGCATCGTTTACTCCATTCATGCAATTGTCTGCAAGCGATAGACGTTCTATCATTGAAGACTTGTTAGATATTCAAATCTTCTCACGCATGAATAGTGTTCTCAAAGATAAGTTTCTTTTGTTGAAAGAAAAACATTCGCAGTCGAAGTATGCTGTTGATCTGAAGAGTGAAAAGATTCAATATCAAATTCAGTTTATCGATTCATTGAATAAGAACAACGCAACTCAGATTTTATCTAAGCAACAAGACATTGCTAACACACAATTGTTGATTGCAGAGAGTGAAACTAGATGCATAGCACTACAAACAACTTTGTCAGAAATATGTACACAAATTTCAGACAAGTCTAAAGTCGATGCAAAGCTATCTAAATTTACAACGATTCGTCAGAATTTAATAAAGACTCATAAAAAAATTGATACTGACATTGAGTTTTATCATAACAATGATGATTGCCCAACATGCAAACAAGCTATTGGTAATGAATATAAGACACACATTGTAGAAGAACGAAACAAAAAATTAGTTGAAGTCGATGATGCATTGTCAAAAGTTAAAACTGAACTTGATCTTGTCAATGGTAGACTTGTTGAGATTGAAACGATTGCTGAACAAATTCAAACATTGAATTCTCAGTTGACATTTGAACAGAGTGAGGTCAGAGTAAATCAAAGACACATTGACAATATTAATAAAGAGATTGTGCGATTGAATTCCGTTAAGGATGATGTTAATGCAGAACAAGAGAAACTTGCAACGTTGACTACAGAACTAGCAGAACTAGAATCTGAAATTAAAGTTATTGCTGAAGAGCGTTTGTATTTTGAGATTGCAACGAACTTATTGAAAGACACAGGCATCAAAACGAAAATCATTCGTCAATACATACCAGTCATCAACAAGCTAGTTAACAAGTATCTTGCATCATTAGATTTCTTTGTGAACTTCAATTTGGATGAATCATTCAAAGAAACAATCAAGTCTCGCCATCGTGATGATTTCACATATGCATCATTCAGTGAAGGTGAGAAACAACGCATCGATATGGCATTGATGTTGACATGGAGAGCAGTTGCCAAACTGAAGAACAGCGCCAGCACAAACATATTAATACTTGATGAAATCTTTGATTCATCATTAGACACAAATGGTACAGAAGATTTGATGAAGATTCTAAACATGCTTGAAGGTTCTAACCTATTTGTCATATCACACAAAGGTGATATTCTACAAGACAAGTTTGCCAACGTGATTAGATTCGAGAAGGTAAATAATTTTTCAAGGATTGCAAAATGAACTTATATAATGTAGAAGCAGTATTTCCTCAACCATTTTCTGTCGAAGATTTAACGCTTGATGTTAATCAAATTGCAGATTTTTGTTATGATTTAAAAAACAACACGACCGTTAAAAATGAAAAAAGTAATTGTGGAGGTTGGCAGAGTGGTAATGTTGATATAGAGTCGATTAAAAATATAGAATTCAAAAAACTTCTCAATGAAATTCGTGTTGGAATAAACAAAGTTTCTTCTAATATTGGTATTGTTCCTAAATTGGATATTGGTAATTTGTGGATTAACATAAATCAATATGGAAATTATAATAATTCACATCGTCATACTGGATCAATTTTATCGGGAACTTTTTACGTTAAAACTCCTGAAAATTGTGGAAATATTAGATTTGAAAATCCAATGGCACCTTTGATGGACTCTTATTTGCATTTTTGGAATTTTAAAGAGAATGAAGTGAGTTACTATCCTTGGTTTAGTAGTGGTGCAATGTTTCCTTGTAAAGAAAATATGATAATTATATTTCCATCATGGATGGAACACTCAGTTGATAGAAATTCAAATATAAATGAAGACAGAATTTCAATATCATTTAATACTGGAAAGGAACATAAAAATGAAAATACTCAGTGAACATTATGGAACAGATATCGATAGAGAAGCGCACGTTCATTACGATGAAGGATTCTATAAAGTTAGAATGCGAAATGAATTTGGCTCATACTTTGTAGCATTCTTTAATAATATAGATGAAGCTGAAAATTTCGCAGAAAATTATGTATTAGGAGAATCCCATGAACCTTGAATTTGTTTCAGAAACATCACCCATTCTTTTGCAAGAATGCAAAGAGTTTGATTTCTCAAATCCACCATTCGACCCAAAAGAGTTTGCACAAGCACTACACGACAAGATGGTGAAGAGTGATGGGCTTGGCTTGTCAGCAAATCAAGTCGGACACCCATATCGTGTTTTTGTTATGAGAACGGCTAATGAACCATACGCAGTGTTCAATCCAAGAGTTGTTGATGTATCAGATAAAGAACTTACAATGAAAGAAGGTTGCTTAAGTTTTCCTTTGTTGTACTTGAATGTTAAACGTCCAGATTCGATACGTATTCGTTTTCAAGATGAAAATGGTGAAACAAGAACTGAAAGGTTTATTGGCATGACTGCCAGAATTGCATTGCATGAGTTTGACCATATGCTTGGAAAAGTGTATACTCAAAAGGCTTCAGCATTTGAAGCACAACGTGCAATGCGTAAACGTATGATTCTAAAACGTAAGGTAAAAAAATGAAACCTTGGCAACATGGGTATGACATAGATTATCTCAAGGGACTTGAAACGCAGTATGCAGACTACAATGCATATACGTTATCGCCTTTTGCAAAGTATAAGAAGAACAATATTGCAGAGTCTTTGAAAAAAGGAACTCTTGTTTTGCTTGGTGATGCAATGATTGACGTAACAGTAAACAAAGTTGCATCAGACATTACGATGCATGGCGACACAGTTATTGCAACAAAAGTAAAGGGTGATGTTTCGATTGGAAAACTTTCGGGCAACATCAATACTATCAAACAACAAATTTCTGTATTGTCGGGTAGAGATTTTTGGCTAACTGTATGGGCAGAGAACAAAGCACATTGCGACTTAGCTGAAGAGTTAGGTTTCTGTTATGTTGGTCCTAAGATCACAACATACGGAGAAGTACATGCAATTTACTTTAAGAGCAATAGTCCTTTTCCACGTTCGTTTCCTAAAGTAGAATCAACAGAATATTTGAGTATCAAAAAGATTGGTGCAATCATGCCAGAGTTTATTCAATCTGTTTCTGCTAAGTTAGCAACATTACCTGCATTCACAAATCATTATAGTAACTACAACAAAGATAAAGCATGGTCTGCATTGTCACTACGTGGTTATCGTCCAGAATCAGACTTCATCACAAAGCCTTCAGAGATGAGTGATGACTGGAAAGAAAAAAACAAAGATGTGAAATTTGAATTGCAAGACACACCACTCTACGATATGTTTCCTGAGGTGCGTGAGTTGTTAAGTAAATACAAAGAAGTGCATCGTGTTCGTTTCATGCAATTGAAACCTGGCGGTGGAGAACTTGAAAGACATACCGATCAAGTTGATAAAGACTCTGGTGGTTCTAAAGGCAAACTTGCAAGACTACACATACCAATCATTACTAATCCAAACATGATTTTTACTGTGTGGGACACTAAAGGTACTCCACAGAAGATACATATGGACGTTGGAGACTTGTGGTTCTTAGATACACGTAAGCCACATCAAGCAATCAACAATGGAACAGATAATAGAATTCACTTAGTCATAGACGCAATTTCTGAAGGAGAACTGTATGAGTCGCTTGTATCCTGAAGAAGTTTCTGATATAATTAAAGATTGGAAAGACCCAAACCCTGCACCGATAGTCGAGATGCACCATGGCTTTCATGTTGTGCGTGATGACTTATTAGAGTATGGAAGTAAGAGTCGATTCATCGACCATCTTGTGAAGACTACCGAATGTGACGAATGGGTCTTTGGTGGTGCAAACAAAGTTGGTTGGGGTCCTATATCATTAACCTATGTATGTAATCTCTATGGAAAAAAAGCAACGTTCTTTATGGCTAAACGCAAAGAGCCTACATGGCATCAGCAAAGAGTATTGGACCTTGGCGGCACTATTCATTGGGTTGACAATGGTATGCTTACTGTGACAAAAGCAAGAGCAAGACGTTATCAAGAAGAAGATACAAAGCGCAGACAATGTTTGCCTTTGGGGTTAGAACATCCATCTGTGCTTGCATCGATTGTTAAAGTTGCTAGAGATTTAAATATCAAGCCAACAGAGATTTGGACTGTTGCATCAAGCGGAACGTTAAATCGTGGACTGCAATTAGCATTTCCTGATGTGCCTGCATATGCAGTAGAGATTGGACACAAGATGAGTGATTATGAAAAAGGTCGTGCTATCACTATGCGTTCACCTTACAAGTATGACCAAGTAGTGGAAGAGAGTCAAGCACCTCCATATCCATCTGAGAAATACTACGATGCTAAACTTTGGCAGTTTGTAGTGAGTAGTGGGAAACCAGGCGCACTAATCTGGAATGTAGCTTAATTAATATTCAAAGGAGTCGAACATGAGTAACGAAGAAGATAAATTTAAAAAATCTAAACGAATCCTTGAAGACGAAAACGCAATACGAAAGCAATTGAAAATTGCAAAAGCGTATAATATACCAGTTGAGTCTCCGCATCAATTAGCTAAACATCATGTCTTAGATTGTGGGAATCCAAATTGCGTGATGTGTGCAAATCCTAGAAAAGTATGGAAAGAAAAAACGATTCAAGAAAGACGTTTTGAACAGACAGAAAAATTTGATAATGATTAAAGAAAAATATCTTGGCGCATACATGAAGACTGCAAGAGTCTTTGCCGAATTGAGTACTGCTAGACGCAAACAAGTTGGTGCTGTTGTCGTTAAAGATGACAGAATCATTTCAATCGGTTACAATGGTATGCCAAGTGGATGGGATAACAATTGTGAAGAAGAAGTAGTGGTTGCAGTAGTTGACGGAGTGCCACAAAGAGAGATTAAACAATTAAAAACAAAACCCGAAGTTCTCCATGCCGAGTCTAATGCAATTGCCAAACTTGCTAAGTCTACCGAGAGTGGTGATGGTGCAAGTATGTTTATCACTTGCGCTCCATGCATGGACTGTGCTAAAATGATATTTCAAACAGGTATTAAAGAAGTCTTCTATGCCGAAGATTATCGTGATGATGCAGGAATCAATTTCCTAAATAAATGTGGAATAACAGTAAAACAGATAACATGACAAAACATTTTTATGAACGTAACGATTGGTTATTGAACCACGAAACAAACAAGACATTTGAAGAAGTGCAATGGATGACTGAAGACGAATTTCGTCAATGGTTTATTGATTTGCGTAAAGCAGTTGTACACTCATGGGACACTATGGGTCAACCACCAAGAGTTGGTTGGAGTGAAGATGCAATCAAAAAACAATTCAAAGAGATGTATGGATTCTCTGTGCATGAGTTTGAACACGTTGACGAATTAACTGGTGAGAAAGATGTAATTCGAAACACTAGCGTAGTTGGCAATGCCGCTAATCAATGGTTTCCAACCATGATGAAGACACGTATCAACTACACTAAGAATGACGATGGGCTTTCAATCTATGACCACTTTCTGAAAGATGAATTGCTTGAGAAGACTTTGAAGTATTCTAAGCGACACTTCAAACGTGATTCGTTCTATGCATATTCAAATACTGTTAAAGTCAATGAGATTATCAACGTTGGTTCTTATAATGTGAAGTTTAAGAATGGCGATGATTTTGTTCGTTGGTTTGAAGAGAACAACATTCGTCAGTATGGTTATGACTATTGGGTAGAGAGTCGTGATGATGATGAAGAGTATAGTGGTTACAATGAACAACTCAAGGGCGTAAAGTATCTTGAAGTGACGCAAGAAATTCTAGAGACAATTCCATCTAAGTCTACAATGAACATAAAGTCGCATGACCAGAAGAAGTATCGTCTGCGTATGTACAAGTACGGACAAAAGATTTTTCCTGTTGGCTTGAAAGCATTTCGTGTATCGTGGTGCCAATATGCTGTTAACTTCCCACCTTTGACTGCAAAACTTCTTTATGAAAAATTTACTAGACACGTTAAGAACCAAGACAGAATTGTTGTTTACGATCCCTCTTCTGGTTGGGGTGGGCGTATTTTGGGTGCTATGGCTTCTCGCACTTCTCTTCCTTTACACTATGTGGGTACTGATCCTAATACCGATCACAGCATTGTTAGCGATAGCGGCAGTCCTAGTACTAAATATGCCGACTTGGCTGAGTTCTATAACTCCGCAAAGAACGAAGGAGTTTTGTTCGAACAGTCAAACACTTACGAAGTTTTTCAACTTGGTTCTGAAGTTGTCCGAGATGATAGTTCGTTCCAAAAGTACAAGGGCGAATTAGATATGGTGTTCACTAGCCCTCCTTACTTTGCTAAGGAAGCGTATAGTGAAGACCCAACGCAATCATATAAAAAGTTTACTGGCTATGATGCATGGCGTGAAGGTTTCTTGCGTCCAACGCTAGAGACTGCTGTTGAGTATTTGCGTAATGACAGATACTTACTTTGGAATATTGCTGATGCTAAGTTTGGTGCTGACATGTTGCCACTTGAAAAAGATAGCAAAGACATTTTGGAATCACTCGGTATGCAATTCAAAGGTGTGGTTAAGATGGCACTAGCACAAATGCCAGGCGGCAATCGTATCGACCCTGACACTGGTTTGCCAAAAGCAAAGAATTTCTGCAAAGTAAACGGGATGTGGTTGAAGTATGAACCGATTTTTGTTTTTTACAAGCCGTAACTTGTTGATTTTAAAGGGTTTTTTGCTGTGTTTTTAAGGAAAAGCCCTTTATTTTGCACAAATATGTTGTTTTGATGCAACAGTACGTCAAATAATCGTTGACATTCATTCCTACTATGCTATACTCTATATATAGATTGAGATTACAGAGGAATTTATGTCATACGTTGAACATCCTGCCGCATATGAAGCCGCTATCAAGCGGAACATCATAAACAATGCCACCAAAACGTTTTACAAAACGTATCCCGATGCAGGCGATATCGTTCAATTCCTCATTTCTAATTCTGAAAAGAATTCATTCTATGCAAACCTTCTTGGTTCGTTAAACAGTTACGGCAAGTTAACAGAAAAACAAGTCCTTGCTGTACGCAAATCAATTGCCACCATGGCAGAACGTAAAGCACAATGGATTGCACAAGCGGCAGAGAAAAACGCAACCCGTACATTCGTTGGCACCGAAAAGAAAAAGATTACTGTTACTCTAACAGTTAAAAAAGCAATTGTCGTTGATCGCCCTAAATTTTACTGGGCTGATTCTGGCACTAGTCTTCTCCGTATCTGTGAAGATGCCGACGGCAATGTAATTGTATTCAGCGGCAATGCAGATTTCCCTGCCGAAGGTGAAACAGCAACCATTACCGCTACAGTAAAAATGCACCGCTACTATAAACAAAACGACATTGAAGTGCCACAGACAGTTATCATCCGTCCCAAGACTGTTGCCATGGTACAACAACCTGTTGCAGAAACCGCTTGACATTTATTCGAGACTGAGTTAAGATACATACATGCTTAATACACAAATTTCAAAATCCACTCTAGCAAAGTTACTTGCTACAGAGAATATTTCGGTAGAGTATCGCAAGGTGCAAACTGCATCATTCGATATCGTTAATCGCCGTCTTACTCTTCCCATTATGAATGACACCACACCTGAAATGACAGACCTTTTGGTCGGGCATGAAGTGGGTCACGCATTAGACACACCACAATCATACGTTGAGTCTGCAAAGGCTGGCGGTTCTGCATTTTCTACATTCCTGAATGTGGTTGAAGATGCAAGGGTCGAACGTAGAATGAAAGACAGATATCCTGGTTTGCGTAAACCAATGGCTATTGCTTATCGTCAATTTACTGAACGTGATTTCTTTGGCATCAAAGGTCAAGATGTAAATGCAATGATGTTGATTGATAGAATCAATTTGCATTTTAAACTTGGTGCTATTGCAGGTATCAAATTCAATGCCGAAGAAATGTCATACGTCAACGAAGTTGAAAAAGCAGATTCGTTTGAACAAGTGAAAGATATCACCGAACGTTTGTATGCATTTTGCAAAGCAGAGTTAGACCAAAAACGTCAAGAGGCTAAAGAAGAATTCGAAAAGCGCAAAGAGAATGGCGAATTCGATGATGAAGATTTTGGTGATGATATTTTCGGTGGTGATGATACTGAAGACTATGAAGACAAAAATCCAAATGATTATGATTCCAATGGCTCCGATGACGGTGATGAAGATTTCGAATCTGAAGATCAATTCGACAATGGCTATTCTAATACGCCAACATTCGAACAGGCAATGCCTAACGAATTAAAGGTGTATGGTGATGAAGTTAAATCTGTAACGGATGAAAAATTTCAGCAAGCATTAAAAGGTCTTGCAGAAACAAAAGAAATTAATGTTGGTAAGATTGCTAGTCAAAAGAAAATCGATTTAAAGAATTATATTATTCCTTTTAAAGAGTTGAAATTCTTTGATGAATCATTCTTTGATAATGAAGAATTGGAAGCGCATGAGCGTTATGATTCTACTTTGCTAATGAAATTTGAAGCCAAGAATAAGAATCCAATTGCTTATCTTGTAAAAGAATTCGAAATGAAAAAGAAAGCGGCCGAGTTGCGCCGTGTAACAGTCTCCGATACTGGTACACTTGACACCAACAAATTGCACACTTACAAATTCAATGATGATATCTTCCGCAAGATCGGTGCAGTTGCACAAGGTAAGAATCACGGCATTGTGATGTTCATTGACTGGTCTGGTTCTATGGTAGACAATATGTCTGGCACAATCGAACAGTTGATTACAATGACAACCTTCTGCCGCAAAGTGAATATTCCTTTTGATGTTTATGCATTCAGTACTGAGTATAGAAAGAATTTGATAGACAGACCAAATCAATCTATTGATATGGAACCTAATCAATTAGACATTGACTATTTTTCTTTGATGAATATTTTGTCTAGCAGTATGAAAAATCAAACGTATCGCAAATTTGCAAATGATTTGTTGAACGTTGCCGATGCATACAAGCCTTACACAAGTTATCGTAGAAATTACAAATCAAGTTATATCAAAGAAGGTATGGGTCTTGGTGGTACTCCATTGAATGCAACAATTCAAGTCGCATCTAATGTAGTGAATGATTTTCGTAAACGTACTCGGTCTGAAATTGTGAATGTTATCTTTTTAACAGACGGAGAAGACAGCAGTACAATGTGGACTTCATCTGGTGATAATCGTTCAACCCGTATCGGACCGTCTGACTATCGTTCAGTATCTTATATTGAAGACAAAGATTCCGCAAAGAATTATCGTGTGAGTGACAAAGGTGTAACGCCAACGTTATTGCAAATTCTAAAGGATCGTACTGGTTGCAATTTGATTGGATTCTATATCTTGCCAAAAAGCAGACGTTACTTCCAAAATGCAATGTCACGTTTCAATATGATAATGACTGATGATGGATACAAACAATTTCGTAATGAAAAGTTTTTCTCTGTCAATGGATATGGATACTCTGAGTACTTCCTGATCCCTGGTGGTGAAGATTTGTCTACCGATGATGATTCGCTAAGTGACATTCTTGGTGAAGCTAAAGATGTTTCCGCACGTAAGTTGAAAGGCGCATTTATGAAAATGAACCAAAACCGTTTGACAAACCGTGTTCTTCTCTCTAAGGTAATCAAGGAAATTGCTTGATGTTGTATAAAAACAACAATCAAAACATCCCTTGACTTACCATAAATACTCTGTTATACTACTAGTATTGAAATTGATTTTTAACTGAAAGGCAATTATATTATGATTACGCAAAGTGAAAAGGCTACATTCGTTACCGAAGCCGCTAAACGTTTCGGTGCCGTTGTGACCCGCCAGCAATTGGTGACACTTTCTGAAGAACTTGGTAGCAAGCGCCACTTCTGGCTCGAAGCCGACCAGTACCGTTGTGGTCGTGGCAAATACGAATTGCCCCTCCAAGAATTTAATGTTAACATGGCTGGTCTTGCACTAGTCAAATCCGATCCAGTTTCTGCTATGCCAATTACACAACCTATCATGGCTCCTGTTGCAAAGGCAGTAGCAAAAATGTCCTCCGTTGCACGTATGCAAGAAGGTGCAATTATTCCTAAAGTGAATTCATTGTATGTTCCTTTTGGATTCTTTGACAACATGAAACGCATTGTTGCATCAAAGAAATTTTATCCAGTATTCGTTTCTGGTCTCTCTGGTAACGGCAAGACTTTCATGGTCGAACAAGCCTGTGCCCAATTGAAAACGGAATGTCTCCGTGTGAATATTTCACCTGAGACTGATGAAGACGATTTGATTGGTGGCTTCCGTTTGATTGACGGAGAGACAAAGTGGTTTGATGGTCCAGTTGTTCAAGCAATGAAGTCTGGTGCCGTTTTGATTCTTGATGAAATTGATCGTGGTTCAAATAAACTAATGTGCTTGCAAGGTGTACTTGAAGGCAAAGGTTTGTTCGTTAAGAAGACTGGTGAATTTGTTGAACCAGTTACGGGTTTCAACGTTATCGCTACTGCCAATACTAAAGGTAAAGGTGATGAGTCTGGTCGCTACATGGCCGCTACGATTCTTGATGATGCGTTCCTTGAGCGTTTTCCAATTACGGTTGAACAGGAATATCCTGACACTAAAGTTGAAACAAAGATTTTGACTAAGTTGTTTACCAGTCTCGGTATCGATGACAAAGCATTTGCAGAAAATCTTGTGAAGTGGGCTGATATCATCCGTAAGACTTTCGAAGAAGGCGCTATCGATGAATTGATTTCCACTCGCCGTTTGTCTCACATTGCCGAAGCATACACTATCTTCAATGATAAGATGGAAGCAATCAAGTACTGTATCAACCGCTTTGATGCAGAAACCAAAACATCATTCCTTGATTTGTATACCAAGATTGATGCTGGCATCGACCCTACTGCGGAAGTGACTCCTGCGCCAGCAGTTGATGAAGTACCGTTCTAAATCTCCTGGCAGTAATGCCTTAGAGGCTACTTGACGTAGCCTCTTTTTTTATATATAATAGTGAGATAATTTTTATTAACATGGAGAGATTATGCAATTTGAACTTGATATCCAAAAACTAAGAACCAAGAAACTTTTTGTCGCAACACCAATGTATGGTGGACAATGCCACGGAGCATACACTAAAGCAATTACAGACCTTATGATCCTCTGTACCAAATATGGTATCGAGGCTAAACTGTTTTTCATCTTTAACGAATCACTAGTGCAACGTGCTAGAAATTATTTGACAGATGAGTTTGTTCGTAGTGGTTATGACCATATGATTTTTATTGATAGCGATATTCACTTTGAGCCACAAGACGTTTTAGTGATGATGCACTTTGCGTCAAGCCGTGATGACATGGATGTTGTTTGTGGTCCATATCCAAAGAAAGCAATTTCTTGGGAGAAGATTAAAATCGCAGTTGACAAAGGATATGCAGACAAGAATCCAAATCAATTGGAAGAGTTTGTTGGTGACTATGTTTTCAATCCAGCAGATGGCGTAACTGAGTTTCGAATCGATGAGCCAGTTGAAGTGAAAGAAAGCGGCACAGGTTTCATGTTGATTACCCGTGAAGCACTTCAAAAATATGACAAAGCATTCCCAATGCAAAGCTATAAACCAGATCATTTGCGTACTGCAAACTTTGATGGTAGCAGAGAAATCATGGCTTACTTTGATTGCGTTATTTGTCCAGATACAAAACGTTATCTCTCAGAAGATTATATGTTCTGTCAGTGGATGCGTAAAGCTGGTGGTAAGGTGTGGTTGCTTCCATGGATGCGTTTGAAACATGCTGGCAGTTATATCTTTGGTGGTTCTTTACAAGCACTTGCGGCAATTAATGCGTCACCTACTGCTGGTAATGATGTTATGCAACGAACTGTGGCTGAAAATTTGAAATGATAGACTATCGATATAATGAAGATAAGACTTTGGAAGAACTGAAGTCTTATATTGATGCAACATACGGGCAACATTATTCCCGTGATAAATTTCAAGCAACAGAATTCATCATCGATGGTGGCCACGGTGAAGGATTCTGTATTGGGAATGTGCTGAAATATGCACAAAGGTATGGCAAGAAGGATGGACGGAATCGTAAAGACTTGCTAAAAATTTTACACTATGCTATAATCATGTTACACGTACATGACTTGAATGAAGGAAAACAAAATGAAATTAAGTGAATCAACAATCAATGTTCTAAAAAACTTTGCAACCATTAATGCTGGTATGCAATTTAAAGAAGGCTCTGTCGTGCGAACTATCTCCAAAGGACAGAACGTACTCGGCAAAGCTACAGTAACAGAAAACTTTGAGAAAGATTTTGTCATCTATGACTTGAATCGTTTCTTGTCTCTGTGTGGTTCTTTGACAGACCCTGAGATTGTTGTCAATACAGATAACAATAATATCACAATCAAGTCTGGAACGTCCAAGACAACTTATGGACTTGCCGATGAGTCTATGATTGTCGCACCGCCTGCAAAAGAAATTAAGATCGACAATGCCGAAGTGAATTTTCGTCTGACAAAAGACGATATGAATCAAGTATTGAAATTGTCTGGCATCTTGGGTCTTCCAAACATTGCGGTTGTTGGTGATGGCAGTGAAATCTCTATCTCTGCACTTGACGTTAAGAATGCAGATTCAGATAATTTCTCAATCAAAGTCGGTGAGACTAGTGCAACCTTTAAATTAATTTTCAATACAGAAAATCTTAAGATGGTTGCTGGTACATATGATGTATCGATTTCATCTAAAGGTATTTCGCATTTCAAACATGCGACAGACCCAATTGAATATTGGATTGCTACTGAAGCTGGCTCTAAGTACGAAGGTTAATATTATGAGTAATGTGATTGTTCCGTCCTCTCCAGAGGACCGTAAAAAGATTCTGGATGCACTTGTCGAAATTTCAAACTCACTCACTCGAATTGAAGCCGAGCGTGATTTGATTAAAGATATTCTCACTACTGTGGAAGATAAATTTGAGTTGCCTAAAAAGTACACTCGCAAACTTGCAAAGATTTATCACAAACAAAACTTCACCGAAGTTCAACAAGAGCAAGATGATGTTGAGACTTTATATGAGAGTGTGGCTAAGTAACACTCAGTTTGCATTCTAACATGCAATGTGTTAGAATATATTTTTATGTTATGATAAGGTGAACACATGCTACAAGATTTCTTGTGGGTCGAAAAGTATCGACCAAAAACTGTTGAAGAGACAATTCTTCCAGCAGACTTAAAGGCTACGTTCCAACAATTCGTTGAGCAAAAGAACGTTCCCAATCTAATTCTTACGGGCGGTCCTGGCGTTGGTAAAACTACTATCGCAAAGGCTATGCTTGAAGAACTTGGATGTACTTATATTGTTATTAACGGATCGATGAATGGCAACATCGATACCTTGCGAAATGAAATTAAAAACTTTGCCTCAACCGTATCATTCTCTGGTGGTCGTAAATATGTTATTCTTGACGAGGCTGATTACCTTAATCCGCAATCTACTCAACCCGCATTACGAAACTTCATGGAAGAGTTTTCTGCTAATTGTGGTTTTATCCTTACTTGCAACTTTCTTAATCGTATCATCGCCCCTCTCCACAGTAGGTGCTCCGTTGTACATTTTAAGATAAACGCATCAGACAAGCCAAAACTTGCTGGTCGTTTTATGAAACGTATGACTGGCATTCTGCAAAAAGAAAATGTAGAATTTGAAGAGAAGGTTGTTGCTGAACTTATTATGAAACACTTTCCTGATTGGAGGCGTGTTCTCAATGAACTGCAACGTTACTCTGCTACAGGTAAGATCGATACTGGAATTCTTGCAAATATCTCAAGTGACAATTTCAAGTCATTAGTCGAAAGATTAAAAGCAAAAGACTTCACGGGTATGCGTAAGTGGGTTGCAGAGAATCTAGACAATGAACCTTATGTACTATTCAAACGAATCTTTGATAACAGCAACGAATGCTTGAAGCCTGATTCTGTTCCACGTATGGTTCTATTGCTTGCCGACTATCAATACAAGTCTGCATTTGTCGTTGACCAAGAAATTAACTTTGTCGCTTTCTTGACAGAAGTGATGGTTGACTGCGAATTCAAATGATTAATAAAAAATTTGATCCTTCACTATACGACAAGTATGATGATGTTGGCAGAACTGTAGTAAAAAATTATTTCAAGTCCAAATTAAATATAGATGCCATAGACAATTCAGATTTATATGGGGTAGATTTAATTTTAACAAAAAACAATACTGTTGTTGGATATGCAGAAGTAGAAGTTAGAAATAATTGGGATAAAGATAATTTTCCTTTTGACACATTAAATGTTCCTAGTAGAAAAAAGAAATTACTTGAAAATGAATTGCCAACTTTTTTCTTTTCCGTAAATAAAATTTTGACTAGAATGTTTTGCTGTAAAGCCGAAATTGTGTTACAATGTCCTCTTGTAGAAAATAAAAACAAGTATGTAAAAGATGGAGAATATTTCTATAAAGTTCCGGTAAACACATTGAAATTGATTACATTATGACACCATTTGACTACCTAAACGCCATCAACCAATCAAAAGAAAATATGATGGTTGGCACTGATAATGATGAACTTGCCGAAAAATCGTACAATGCGTACATCGTAAATAAAGGACTATCCTACTTCTCAGACACAATCTTATATGCAAATGAGATGAACAGCCGTCATCTCCTCGACAACAAACCTCAATTTTTGTATTTACTAAATACCATCAGGCCACGAAAACGCTTTAGCAAGTGGTTTAAGAATGAAGTAGTTGAAGACATTAATGTGATTTCTGAATATTTTGGCTATAGTTATGCTAAAGCTAAACAAGTGCAGAATCTTATAACGTCAGATCAACTCCAGATGATGAAACAAAAAATACAAAAAGGTGGCGTGAAGTCCAAGGAGAAAAAGAATGGCGGTGAACATTGAAGACTTACTTGAGATAAGATTAAAACAAGAAGACGATTTCTTAAAAGTAAAAGAAACACTAACCCGTATTGGCGTTGCGTCACGTAAAGATAAAACACTATACCAGTCATGTCATATTTTACACAAAAAAGGTAAATATTATATTGTACATTTTAAAGAGTTATTTGCATTAGATGGTAAACCAACCGACTTTGAAGAAAATGATTTAGCGAGAAGAAACACAATTGCAAAGCTATTAGCCGAATGGGGATTAATTGAAATTGTTCCTAGGGCAACAAACGTTGAAGAGCCTATAGCACCATTGTCTCAAATCAAAATCATATCTTATAAAGAAAAAAATGAATGGCTTTTAACTGCTAAATATAATATCGGAAATAAAAAGAGGGAAATGGAATAAAATGGAAGAACTAGTACAATCACTAAAAGTGTCTTTAGCGAACCACTACGCATTTTATCTGAAGGCGCATTACTACCATTGGAACGTAACTGGTCCTAACTTCCCTCAGTATCACGATTTTTTAGAAAACATCTATACTGAAGTGTATGGTGTTGTGGATAAAATTGCAGAAGAGATTCGAACATTGGATTCATATGCACCAGGAAGTTTTAATCGCTTCATTCAGTTATCACAAATCCAAGGTGACGAAACTGTGCCACCAGCAGAAGTGATGATGCAAAGATTATTAGATGATATTCCAACAATGCTGACAAGCATTCAACGTACATACGAACTTGCAGAACAAGAACGTTGCCACAACATAAGTAACTTTATGGCAGAGCGTCAAGATGCATTCAATAAACATGCATGGATGATTAGGTCAACTATCAGGGCTTGACAAACGTTGTATAATGTGAGATAATGTTATCTTGAAATAAATTAGGAGATTTTATGAAATCCATGACAGTATTGACAGCAGTAGCATTGACTACTCTCTCCCTAGTTGCCGTTGCGGCAGACAAACCAGCAGAAAAGAAACCTGCTGACAAACCTGCAACAACAGCATCAGCACCTGCCGCTAAAGCAGACTCTAAAGAGAAACCACGTCCTAAAGTGATTACTCCAAAAGAGAAAGCCGAACGAGCAGAGGCTAAAAAAGCAGAAGCTAATAAAGCGGAAGCTAAATCAGAAGCTAAGAAATAATTCTTAGTAAATTTTTTATCATTAATTGATGAGGTATATAAAATGGCATTTGTAAATTCTAGCAAAACACAGACAGAACTCTTGGTATCGTACTTGCGTGGTACAGGTCGTGGAATCTCTGCACCCCAAGCAAGGTCTTTGTTTGGCGTTAAAAACCTTCGTGCCCGTATGAGTGACTTGCGCCAGTGCGGTTACAAAGTTCGTACAGCAATGAACACAGAAGGTAATACAACATATTTTGTTTCACGTAGAATGGTTGGACAGGCTTAATCTGTTATAAATAAACGTATCTCAGGGATGGGAACGTAAATGGCTCTTCTACCTTAGGAGCGTCTAAAGCTGGCACAACGATATGGTGCCCCTGTAGCCAGTAAGCAGGACTTTAATGATACGCCTTCGGGGTATCAATTTTATTTTTTAACTCGCTTAATAGGAGAAACTATGTTACAAAACATCAATAGTGCTATCGATACTTTTCAAGGCACAAAAACGCAATTCGTCAAAACATTCGTCAAGAATGAAGAACTTGCAAAACCCCTCAACACTTTCATTGAAGCGCAAACACTTTACGCAAAAGCTGTTGCAGTAGAAGTCAATAAGTTTTTTACAACTCTTGGCATGTCTGCATACACTTTTGACGCTAAAAAAGCGTTTTCAAAAAATAAGTAAGAGGAGATACAAAATGGGACACACACCAATTCCCGCACTTTTTGGCGGACAAGGTTTCAAAGATTTTGATAAATTCTTTGTTGGCTTCGATGAGCAATTCAATCGACTAGCAAAAATACATGATGATGTGACTAAGAACATTCCTAACTACCCACCTTACAACATTCGCAAGACTGGTGACAATACATACGTCATTGAAATTGCGGTTGCTGGTTTTGGTAAACAGGAAATCGATATCACTTTAGAAGACAACAAACTAATTGTTGCCGGTAACACAAAAGATGATGGAGATAATTTCTTGTTCAAGGGTATTGCTAATCGTGCGTTCACTCGCACATTCGCACTTGATGACCAAATCGAAATTCAAGATGCCGCTTTGATTAATGGTATGTTGAAGATTGCTTTGGAACGAATCATTCCAGAACATAAGAAGCCAAAGAAGATTGAAGTTAAAGACACAGTTGATACTGCGCCTAAAACTAAAAAATCATCTCAGCAATATTTAACTGAGGATGAATTATGAAATCAATAAAAAACTTCTTTATTGCTTTACTTGAAGCAATTCAAGACGCAAAGAGACATAAAGCAGAGCGTTTTAAATAAACACATGGGGGCGCAATGCCCCCATTTTATTATAGGATATAAAATGGCAAACTTAAGAATTTTGAAATTATCAACAGGTGAAGAAATTGTTGGTGATATTGTAGAAGAGACTGCGGATAAGTATCGTGTAGAGAACCCATGTGTTCTTGCTATTGGTATGAATCAAGCTGGCAAAGCCGCTTTGCAAATGCAACCTCTTTTAATCTTCTCCGAACAAAAAGTGGTAGAGTTTAATCCTAACCATGTAATTTACAACGTATCAGTTGCACAAGAGATAAAAAACAAGTATAATGAGATATACGGATCAGGAATTGTCCTGCCACCGACTCAAGGCATTATTACTTAATGAAATTTTATACGCATTTTTCTAAACTCGGCAACAACATTCTTGTTCGTGGATACAACAACGGCAAACGATTTACCGATAAGGTCGAATACAATCCAACGTTATATCTACAATCTAAAGATGGTGATTATCGAACATTAGATGGCCAATCGCTTGCGGCAGTATCGCAAGGCACAATGCGTGACGCAACAGAGTTTATGAAACGTTATGAAGATGTTGACAACTTCAAAGTGTATGGCTCAACAAACTTTCCATACGTTTATATCAATGAAGCGTATCCAGGCAAATTAGATTATGATCCAGACCAAATTAAGATTGCGAACATCGACATTGAGGTTGGTTCTGAAAATGGTTTTCCTGAACCTGCATCTGCGAGTGAGCCAATCACTGCAATCACATTTAAGATATCAGGACACTTCTATGTGTTTGGCTGTGGTGACTATGATAACTATCGTGATGATGTAACATACATGAAGTGTCGTGATGAAAATAATCTCATCATGCGCTTTCTTGACATGTGGGAAGAAACATCACCAGACATTGTGACTGGTTGGAACATTCAATTCTTTGATATTCCATATCTGAACAATCGTATCACAAGACTCATGGGCGACAATACTGCAAAGCGTCTATCACCATTCCGTAGAATCGGTGAACGTACAACTACGATTCACAACAAACAACAAGTAGCATTCGATTTGGTGGGTATTGCTATTCTTGATTACATTGAATTGTACAAGAAGTTTACATACTCACAGCAAGAAAGTTTTAGTCTCAATCACATTGCGTATCTAGAACTTGGTGAGAAGAAACTTGACTACTCTGAAGTTGAAAGTCTACATCAGTTATATCGAACAAACTTTCAAAAGTTTATTGAGTACAACATCCATGACGTTGAACTTGTGGATCGTATTGATGCTAAGATGCAATTGATTGACATGGCGCTTGCCCTCGCATACGATGCTAAAGTTAATTACACCGATGTGTTCACACAAGTACGCATGTGGGATACTTTGATTCATAACGAATTGATTGAACAAAATATTGTTGTGCCACAGAATGTTCATACCGCAAAAGATGAACAGTATGCTGGCGCTTATGTGAAAGACCCAATCGTTGGTATGCACGAATGGGTTGTGTCATTTGACTTGAACTCATTGTATCCACACTTGATTATGCAGTACAATGTTTCACCGGAAACAATTGTTGAAGGTCGCCACACAAGTATCTCTATTGATAATTTGCTAGATGGTGAGTATCAAGCACAAGGTGAATATTGCATGGCAGCCAATGGCCATTACTTCAAGCGTGACAAGCAAGGCTTCTTGCCTGCTATGATGCAACGCATGTATGATGATCGTTCATTGTACAAAAAGAAAATGATCGAGGCACAAAAGGCTTACGAAAAAGAAACTGATAAAGAACGTAAACGTGAAATAACAAATCAGATTTCAAAGTACAAGAACTTGCAACTCGCAAAGAAAGTACAATTGAACTCCGCTTATGGCGCACTTGGTAATCAATACTTTAGGTTCTTTGACATTCGCCAAGCAGAGGCAATTACTCTGTCTGGTCAACTAGCTATTCGATGGATTGAAATGAAGTTGAATAGTTATCTAAACAAACTATTGAAGACTAAGGATATTGATTATGTTATCGCATCGGACACGGACTCTGTATACGTCAATCTTGGTCCGCTGGTACATATGGTCTACGGATCGAAGAGTGAAACGAAAGTTGAAACGATTGTTGATTTCGTCAACAAAGCGTGTATCGAAAAATTCGAACCATTCATCGACAAGTCATACCAAGAACTAGCAGACTACATGAATGCATTCGACCAGAAGATGCAGATGAAGCGTGAAGTTATCGCAAACAAAGGCATCTGGACTGCAAAAAAACGTTACATTCTAAACGTGTACGATTCTGAAGGTGTTCGATTCGCAGAACCAAAGTTGAAGATGATGGGCATTGAAGCCGTTAAGTCTTCCACACCAATGTCATGCCGTGAGAAGATTAAAGAGTCTTTGAAGATTGTGATGAATGGCAATGAACAAGAGTTTCAATCTTTCGTTGAATTATTCAAACAAGAATTCAAAACTCTTCCATTCGAAGACATTGCATTTCCACGTGGTGTTAGTGACCTGTCTAAATATGTGAGCAGTTCGGAACTATATTCAAAAGGCACACCTATGCATGTGCGTGGTGCGATAATGTTTAATGCGTTTCTGAAAAAGTATAAACTGACTAAGAAGTATCAACTTATTCAGGATGGTGACAAGACTAAATTCTGTTACATGAAAGTTCCAAATCCCGTTCAAGAAAATGTATTTTCTATTCTCACAGTCTTACCAAAAGAGTTTGGCGTAGAAAAATATATCGACTACGATACGCAGTTTGATAAAGCATATCTTGAACCATTAAAAACAATCGTAAACACAATTGGTTGGAAGACTGAACGTGTTTCTTCATTGGAGAGTTTTTTCGCATGACAACAAGAACAATACCCGCAGAATACCTAGCGTTTAGAAAAGAAGATGATTTTGGATTTAGTGCAGTTGACGAATCAACGTTAACTAGACTCACTGATCCAAATACATTAGAAGATACTATTCTCGTTAGAGAAACTGTTGAACAATCTTCAGAATCACTACACCGAGTAGAAGAGAAGTTAGACGCAATGTTGGCACTATACAATCAAGGTAAACTAGGACTTGATGCAGAACGCCAAAACATGAAATCAGAAGTGCAAGCAAATCTAAAAGAGTTAGAACAACTCATCATGCCTTTGCTAGTTAACTTGATGAAGAATCCAGAAAAAGAATATATCTATTGGCCTAATCGAACTTCAAAGATCCAAGATCAAATTGATAGGGTGTTGGCGTTGACTAGAGGATAATTATGCTATTCGCTTTGATTACATTATTGAGTGCGATATCTCTTTCTGCTATTGCCGCATACTATTCAGTCATTGGCTTGATGGCTATCTTTGCGGCTAGCCCAATACCAATTGCAATCATGGGTGGTGCGCTAGAGTTTTCTAAACTCATTGCCGCATCATGGGCATATAAGAATTGGAAAGTTGCTCCGAAATTTTTGAAATACTATTTCACAGTAGCAGTTATGATTCTGATGTTCATTACATCATTGGGAATTTTTGGATATCTTTCTAAAGCACATAACGATCAAAGTTTAGTGAGTGGTGATGTATCTGCAAAAATTGAAATGATCGATGAGAAGATTAAAGTTGAGAAGGATAATATTGATGTTAATCGCAAAACGCTCAAACAGATGGATGAAGCTGTGGACCAAGTTATGGTTCGTTCAACAAACGAAAAGGGTGCAGAAAAAGCGGCAAGTCTACGCAAAGCCCAACAGGTTGAACGTGGTCGCTTACTTAAAGAAATCGAAACATATAACAAGCGGGTGGCGACTCTTAATGAAGAACGGGCTCCTATCGCCGCCGAAATTCGTAAAGTGGAAGCAGAGGTTGGTCCGATCAAATATATTGCGGCGTTAATCTACGGAGATAGCATCGATTCTAGTTTACTAGATAAGTCTGTACGATTCGTTATTATTCTTTTAGTTCTTGTGTTTGACCCAATGGCAGTCTTGCTTGTTATTGCAGGAAACTTTTCTTTGAGACAAATAGCAAAAGAGAAAGAAGAGAAGTCTGGTGGATATCAAGTTGATATTCCAACCAATGAAGTTGAACCAAAACAAAAAAGAAGACAAAGAAAACGAACGCCAGATCAATCTATTGGCGATGAAAATTTGAATGCGACACTCATTGAACCTATACCAATGACGAAAGAAGAACTGGAAGATTTTAAACGTAAATACACTAGGGATGGCAGATCAAAATTTGCAGAGTTTGCAGAAAGATAATTTATGAAAATTGGTTTTAATTGTTCGTCATTTGATTTATTTCATGCTGGTCATGTGACGATGTTGAAGATGGAAAAAAAGTTGTGTGACTATTTGATTGTTGCGTTACAAGTTGATCCTACTGTAGATAGACCTAGTACAAAAAATAAACCTGTACAATCGGTATATGAAAGATATGTTCAATTGCAAGCGTGTAAGTATGTGGATGAAATTCTTGTCTACCATACCGAAGAAGACTTAGCTAATCTGATTATGACGCAAACAATGCACATAAGATTTCTTGGCGAAGAATACAAAAATAAAGACTTTACCGGTAAACAGTATTGCATTGAGAACGGAATTGAGTTATACTATCATGTGAGAAATCATAGTTACAGTACATCAGAACTCCGTCAGCGTACCCATGATTTAGAAGTGCAAAAGAAAAGCGAACCTGATGTTAGTGAATATGAACAGCATTCGCCAAAGTTATTAAACAAATATTATGAAGGAAAAACACAATGAGCAATTTTTTTACAGATTTAGTTGACCAATTGAAAGATGAAGACACAAAGATTTTATCTGAAGGTGGTGCATCTGCTGAGTATAGTGGATGTATTGATACGGGTTCATATGCATTGAATGCTGTTCTATCAGGTAGCATCTATGGCGGTGTGCCTAACAACAAAGTGACTGCATTCGCTGGTGAATCGTCAACTGGTAAAACATTCTTTGTGCTTGGGATTGTTAAACAATTTCTCGATGCAAATCCCGAAGGCGGTGTTATCTACTTTGATACAGAAGCCGCAGTTACAAAACAAATGATGGAATCTCGTGGCGTTGATACTAAACGGGTTGTTATCTCTGAGCCAGATACAATTCAAAAGTTTCGTCACACCGCATTGCAAATCATTGAGAAGTATCAAGCACAACCAGAAGCGAAACGCAAGCCAATGATTATGGTTCTTGATTCTCTTGGTCAGTTATCATCTACTAAAGAAATGGAAGATACTGCTGAAGGCAAAGAGACTAAAGACATGACCAAGTCTGCTATTCTCAAAGCAACATTCCGTGTATTGAATTTGAAACTTGCTAAGATTGGTGTGCCTTTGCTTGTAACGAATCACGTTTATGATGTTGTTGGTGCATACATCCCAACTAAAGAAATGTCTGGTGGCTCTGGCTTAAAGTACACCGCATCTACAATCATTTACTTGTCTAAGCGTAAAGATAAAGATGGTACTGCTGTTGTTGGTAACATCGTTCGTTGCAAGTTGCAGAAGTCACGTTTGACAAAAGAAAACTCTCAAGTCGAAGTGAAGATTACATACAGCACAGGGCTTGACAGATACTTTGGCTTGCTTGAAATTGCAGAGAAGTATGGTATCATCAAAAAAGTATCTACACGATATGAACTTGCTAATGGTACTAAAGTATTCGGCAAGAACATCAACGAAGAGCCAGAGAAGTATTTCACACCTGATATCTTAGCATTGATTGACGAAGCATGTAAGAAAGAATTCTTGTATGGGCAAGATGGTGTTGAGGGTGTTACTGATGAAGAAGAGTTGGAGTTAGTCAATGAAGATTGAAGAAACTTATGAGATTGCCGAAAGCGATATCAAATACAAAGATAAAGATGTTGTCGCAACAATCAAAATTACTGCTGGCGACTTTAAAGACACAGTATTCCATTTTGGTGAAATTAATTTTGCCGAAGAAGAAAATCCTGACGGAACCTATTCAATTGGCTTCAACTATGATATAATAAGTGAAGAACACAAAGCACTTCAAGGTAATGATATCTTTGAAGCATATCTTGGTGAGGTTTTAAATGACTTGCTGAAACACGCATTGAACGAAGCAGAGAAAAGGTATAAGAATGAACTTGGAACAAAAAATACTGAAACACCTGATATTGGATGAAGAGTATACACGAAAGACTTTACCATTCATTAAAGGCGAGTATTTTCAGGAATCTTCAGAAAAACTATTGTTCTCTGAAATTGAAAGTTATGTAAATAAGTATAACACAATGCCAACGCAAGAGGCATTGGCTATTGAGATTGACAAGAGAGTTAATCTAACAGATGACCAGCACAAGAAAACGATTGCGCTTGTTAAAGAAATTACAATCGATCCCGAAGTGTCCGACACCAAATGGTTGATTGATGCAACAGAAAATTTCTGTCAAGAAAAAGCAATCTACAATGGTATCATGCAGAGCATTCAAATTCTTGATGACAAGAATAAGAACAGCACAGAAAAACTTGATAAAGGTTCGATCCCTAAAATTCTAGCAGATGCGCTTTCAGTTTCTTTTGATAATCACATTGGTCACGATTTTATTGATGACGCAGAAACACGATATGACTTCTATCATAAAGTTGAAAGACGAATCCCATTCGACCTTGACTATCTAAACAGAATCACTAAAGGTGGGCTTGCAGAAAAATCTTTGAACATTGTTCTTGCTGGTACTGGTGTTGGTAAATCTTTGTTCATGTGTCATTGTGCCGCAGCCAATCTGACGATGGGTAAAAACGTTTTGTACATCACAATGGAAATGGCTGAAGAACGTATTGCAGAACGTATCGATGCTAACTTGATGAACGTTGAACTTGATAGATTGATTGGTATGCCTAAAGATGTATACTTGAAGAAAGTCGAAACTCTACGTGAGAAGACTAAAGGTAAGCTAATCATCAAAGAATATCCAACCGCTAGTGCAAACGTAAATCACTTCAATCATTTGTTGAATGAGTTGAAATTGAAACGACAATTCATTCCTGATATCATTTACATTGACTATCTGAACATTTGTTCCTCTGCACGTATGAAGATGGGTTCTTCTATTAACTCATACACATACATCAAAGCAATTGCAGAAGAGTTGCGTGGGCTTGCAGTTGAACATAAATTACCAATTGTATCAGCTACACAAACAACGAGAAGTGGTTATACAAACTCAGACGTTGGACTTGAAGATACTTCAGAATCATTTGGTTTGCCTGCTACAGCAGACTTGATGTTTGCTTTGATTTCAACCGAAGAACTTGCAGACTTGAATCAGATTATGGTCAAGCAGTTAAAGAATCGATACAGCGATCCAACAACAAACAAACGTTTTGTGATTGGTGTTGATAGAGCGAAAATGAAACTGTATGATGCAGAAGAGTCAGCGCAGACTAACATTTCCGATAGTGGGCAGATTGAAGACGATAAACCCGTATTTGATAAGTCTGGTTTCGGCAAACGAATGCAGAAAAACCGAGATTTCGGCAATCTAAAGGTTTAATTTCATAATGTGAAATGTATCCCTTTCCCTAAATATCCCTTGACAAGATACCATAACTGTACTATAATAGATATTGTTAAGAAAGGGATACGACATGAAACTCATTCTCAGGGCAAAAGGGGCAACCTTGACACCAAAGGAGAGAAAGATTTTAAAGATGGCTACGCATTTTTATGCTAGTCGTTTGATGAGTGACAGGTTGTCGAATACATTAGAAATTAGCATAAACGTCATAAAAGATTTTTATGTGAAAAACAAAATACTTGGTGAAGCGTTTCCTAAAGATGATGTTCTAGGAATACCAAGCAATAAACAGTTTGTAATAAATTTGGAATGGAATAATAAACTTGGCAAGCGTGTTTTACAATGTCTTGCACATGAAATGGTTCACGTTAAGCAGTATGCTAAAGGTGAATTAAAATTCCATGAAAGAGGGAACTTGGTAACGTTTCAACGAGAACAATACCAAGGTGATGAATATTGGGAATCATTATGGGAGATTGAAGCATATGGACGTGAAGTCGGACTCTATCAAAAATTTAGACCAACTCTTAAACTTCTTAGGAAAGAAATTTGAAATGATTAAAGTTACAGAATGGTATAACTGGATTGTACGTCAGTTTGGTGAGATTTGTGGTTGGATTGGATTAGTTCTAATTCATGGGTCTACAGTACCAGTAACGTACTTAGCAATTCAAGGTGAGCCTACAGTATTGCCCCCATTAAGCATGGTGTTACTAATTTGGACTGGTTTGCTATTATTCTTTATTCGTTCTGCAATTGTAAAAGATAAACTTTACATGATCTCAAACGGCATTGGATTCTTCATGCAAAGTATCATGTTGGCATTCTTGGTGTTAAAATGAGTGTAGATAGTATTAGAGCATACAACAATAAGATGTATGAACAACTTATTCTCAACAAAACGGAGAGAAGAATTGATGAATTGCGTTTAGAAGAACGTAGAATTAAACATCTGCGTGAAGTTAGTGAAGAAGCACGTATCGAAATGAATCGTAGAATGAATCGTCCTGGACAGAATGTAGATAGAATGGCATAGAGTGAAATCGATAGCATTGTTTGTTAATCATCCCGAATGTTCAACAGATTGTTGTGATGGGATGATTAAAGCACTATCGCCAAACTATGAAATTAATTTATTCAATGTTGATAGTGATTTAGTGACAGTATTAAACAATGCAGATATTGTTGCATTTCCTGGAGGTATCGGAGATGCAGATTCTTATGATAAATTCTTTAGACGCAAACGTGCTAATATGATAGCAGACTTTGTTGAGTCTAAAGGATATTATCTTGGAATATGTATGGGTGCATATTGGGCTGGCAGTCACTATTTCGATATACTAGATGACATTGAACCTGTTCAGTATATTAAACAAAATACCGCAGACATTCGTAGGTCTTATTCTACCATTGCAAACGTTACTTGGAACGGCAAACCTGAGACAATGTTCTTCTATGATGGGTGTGCATTGACAGGCAATCTAGAACGTGCTAAAATAGTCTCTACTTATGCGAATGGTGACGCCATGGCAATCATTCAAAATCGTGTAGGTGTGATTGGTTGTCATCCTGAGAGTCAAAAGTATTGGTATAAAAATTATATATCAGAACATTGGCACGAAGAACAAAACCATAAATTGTTGTTAAACTTTGTTGACGAACTTACATTATGTTAATTTACACAAATCAAAAATCGAAGAAGAAAAAAACTCCTGCAAAGAAAGTTGCAGAGTATCAACAATGGCTAGACAATCTGCCAACTACTTCATTCTCTAAAGGTTTCAAGAAGTCTAAAGAAATCGAAGCATACAAACCTCCAAAAGCATATATTCGTGAAACTGTACGTCATCCCAGTTTAGCGACAGTTGGCGACAGTTGCACTAAGCCAATTCACGGCAAAGTTTACACTGGCGACAAGATGATTGGCATTGGCACATTACACAAAAGCAATGCAGTACCTATTTTCTCTAGTGATGATGCAAAGGATCAAGCATCAATGCGAAGGTAATTATAAATAGGTCTATTGCAACGACAGACCTATCATGTTTAAATTTAAAGAATACCTTATTGAAAAGAAAAACACTCACATGGAACATGCGGAAGACGATGTTCTTAATGGGGGTGTTGAAGGAACTAGAGATAGCATAAACGCACTCAGAGCGGTGCGTGATATGCTTGCTGGACATTCCAAAAGCAAAGTTGACATTTCAGTCAAATGGGATGGTGCGCCAGCAGTCTTTGCAGGACAAGATCCAACAGACGGCAAATTCTTTGTTGCGAAGAAGGGCGTCTTCAATAAAAATCCCAAAGTATACAAAACTCCAGCAGAAATTGATGCAGACACTTCTGGCGACTTAGCAACCAAACTCAAAGCATGTTTGATGTATTTGCCTAAGATCAACATCAAAGGCGTCATTCAAGGCGACTTACTATTCACACAGTCAGACTTGAAGACAGAAACAATTGAAGGCGAATCATACGTCACGTTTCATCCAAATACGCTAGTGTATGCAGTACCGTCAGAAAGTGAACTTGCTAAAGATATCAAAAGAGCAAAGATTGGCATTGTCTGGCATACAATTTACGAAGGCGATACATTCGAAACAATGTCCGCAGTCTTTGGTAAAGATATTCTAAGCACACTCACAAAGACACCAAACGTTTGGATGACAAGTGCAGTCTATCAAGACGTATCAGGTAAAGCTACACTCACACAATCAGAAAATGATGAAGTGACTGCAATTCTATCTGAAGCTGGAAAGATATTCCAAAAGCTAGATGCACCAACACTAAACTACATCAATACAGACGAAGACTTGATTGAACGCATTAAGACATTCAACAATTCAAAAGTACGTCAACAGTTGAAAATCACAAACGTCAAAGCGCACGTTAAAGAATTGATTACCTACATAGAAGATTACTACGAGAAACAAGCCGAGGGCAAAGGTGAACGTGGTCGTGCTACTCAGATGCTAAAGAAAAGCAAAGTGCTTAAATTCTTCTCGCCAAAAAACAAATCACATCTAGAAGACATTTTCACAATGATGAATCTCTTAGCAGAAGCGAAGTTGATTTTGATTAAGAAGATGGATGAAGTTAAAACGTTGAACACTTTCTTGTTGACTAAGAAAGGCTACGAAGTGACTGGTGTTGAGGGTTATGTTGCAATCGACAAGATCAAAGGCAATGCAGTCAAGTTAGTTGACAGAATGCAATTCAGTTACGCAAACTTCTCGCCTGATATCATTAAAGGTTGGCAGAGGTAAGTTGAGACATGCCAGATGAATTTGGGTTCTTGGCTGGTGCCAAGGGTATAAGCGAAGGCTTTAAAACTGGAAGAGAAGCCGGAAGAGAAATTGGCAAGAATATCGAAGATGTTCAAAGGGAAGCGGTAGATGTTGCAAAAGAAAGAGCGAATGCAAAAATTCGTGAACGCAGAGAAGCAGAGTTAAGAAAAGAAAAAGCAATATTTAAAGCCCTTGAAGAGTACCGACACCGCAAGCAAATATCGGAAGAAGAGTACAAATTAAGGGTAGAGTTTGTAAAGAAGTACGGAACTAAAGAGTGGGATAAAGTTATTCAGATTAAGAATGAAATTGAAAAGATAGAACAAGCAGACAAAGCGTATTTTGATGCTGAGTTGTCAAAAGTTAGATGGGTTCAATTTTGGTGTTTCTTTGTAGCCGCTTGGATTTCATGGTACATTGTATGGGGATCTAAATAAGGTTTAATTTGAAACCGGACACCTTTATGTATACATCGGGTAACTATTTTTAACGGTAAATATGTCATATTCTGAAAAAGTTTTAGATCATTACGAAAATCCACGAAATGTGGGATCATTCGACAAAGATGCCGATAACATAGGTACGGGTATGGTGGGTGCGCCAGCGTGTGGCGATGTTATGAAACTTCAAATTAAAGTAGAAGATGGAGTAATTACAGATGCGAAATTCAAAACATACGGATGTGGAAGTGCAATTGCAAGTTCCAGTCTTGTTACAGAGTGGGTCAAGGGCAGAACACTTGACGAAGCAGGAAAGATATCTAATTCACAAATTGCTGAAGAACTTGCCTTACCACCGGTTAAAATTCATTGTTCAATACTTGCAGAAGATGCTATAAAGGCGGCTATAAATGATTACAATAACAGATGTTGCAAAGTCTAAAATCATAGACTTGTTGATGGAAGAAAATAATCCAAATCTATCTTTGAGAGCATTCATTCAAGGTGGCGGATGTTCGGGATTCAACTACGGATTTACATTCGATGAAATAATGAACGAAGATGATTTTGAAGTTTCTCTTGGAGAATTTAAAGTACTTGTAGATGCTACGAGTATGCAATATCTTCAAGGTGCAACAATAGACTATCAAGAAAAGTTGATGAGTAAAGAGTTTGTGTTTATCAATCCTAACGCAAAACAAACGTGTGGGTGTGGTAGTAGTTTCACAGTATAATAATTAAATGGAATAAAAAATGGCACAAGAAGGCTTTTTATACGAAGAGAATGCATATAAGGCGTTGAACAAATATAAGATTTCAACGGGTGGAACTGCCGGCGCATCACACGACAAACCAGATTTGACTATTCAAGCAAAAGGTAAAAAGCCTACTGGTTGCGAACTTAAAAATTCACCGACTGCCGCTGGTTCTTTAGTTATGAAATACTACGATGGTAAGTGGCAATTCGGTGACATTGGAACTGATCCTGAGAAAGAATTCTTAGTTGAATTAGCAAAGAAGTTCAATTTGCTAAAAGAGATGAACACTAGTGGAACTCACGGTAAAGATTGGCGTGGTAAGGTGCCTTCTTTGCAAAATGATGAAAGAGGTAAAAAAGTCATAGTTGGTGCTAAAGATAAGGCGGCCGCATACAAATCAGATTTAGAAAAGTTTGGGGCGCAAAATGAAGTGCATGTGCCTATTCCAGCAAAAGCAATATGTGACTATTACATTGCAAAAAAATGTTCGTATATCAATGTGGGAACTCACGGATTCTTTACATTAGCAGGCAAAGACTTATTGGGTCTACAGCCAAAACTCAAAGCAAACAAGAATTCTCCGATTCCCGATTTTGCTAAGAATGCATCTGCGGTTATTCGTGTTCGCTGTCAATATAAGGGTGGTGGAGACTATCAGTTTGTTATGACGTTACAATTCGGTAAAGTATCAAAATCCCCATATAACATTGCACCCCTTAAAAAAGGCGCTAGTGCGGCAATTGATGAAGTAGCATTAAAGGCAGACCCCATACTTCTAGCATTCATGTAAATTATAAATAAACTATAACACAGTTAGGCTACGGCAAACCTGAACAGATAAGTCTACGGAAAACTCTATTACATATGAAATCGTTTAAAGAATCAATATTGCTTGATGAAGCAAAAGCCAAAGGCAAAGTAATTGTCGTATATGGCGGTGGCTTTCAGCCATTTCACGCCGGTCATTTGAGTAGTTACACTCAAGCCAAATCCAAATTTCGCACTCCAGACTTTTATGTTGCATCTAGCAACGACACAAAGGTTCGCCCAATCCCATTCAAAGACAAAGAATTCCTAGCACAGCAAGCAGGAGTTACAGACGATTTCGTTCAGGTCGTTCAGCCGATTAATCCAGAAGAGATTATGAAGAAGTATGACGAAAAGAAAGATGTTCTCATTCTTGTTCGTTCTGAACGTGACCCAATGAAGTACACAAAGAAAGATGGTTCGCCAGCGTACTATCAGCCATTTGTCAGCATTGATAAATGTGAATCATTCGAAACACACGCATATATTTTTGTGACTAAGAAACACGACTTTAAAGTTAATGGCAAAGAAGCATTCTCTGGTAGTCAAGTTAGAAAAATGTATTCGGACGCAGACTCAGAAGGCAGAGATAAAATCATCAGTGATTTATATCCAAAAGCAAGAAGTAAAGCTAAGGTGAAAAAACTTTTAGACAAATACATAGGTGGTGGCATGAACGAAGAAATAGAACAACAAGACGAAGCAGTTCTTGGCTACAAACAACGTAGACAAAGAGCGCAACAATTTAAACGAATTCAAAAGCGTTTAGTCAGAGCAAGAGCATTACAAGCAAAACGTTTTGCCGACCCTAAGAGATTAAAAAGAAGAGCCGCTAAAATGGCATATCAATTCTTCAGAGGACGCCTTGCTGGTGGTAAGAACTATGCAGACTTGGGTACTGGAGAGAAAATTGCAATCGACACTAGATTGCAAAAGATGTTGCCTGCAATTAAAAAGTTTGCAGTACGTTTAGTGCCAGCCGCTAGAAGTAAAGAAGTTGCACGTAAAAACATGATGATGAAAAGAGAAGATTTGAATCATATGTTCGAGCAATTCATTGTTGAGAAACCAACTATACCGCAAGACAAAGATATTGCAAAGAGAGATGGAACACAACCGAAAAAGTATTATGTTGGTTTAGACAAAGATACAAAAGACGCTAGAGCATCACACTTTGAGAAAACTGGACCAAAATCAGATTCAGACAAGAGTGCATATAAAGATGCGCCTGGTGACAAAGAGGCAAGAGAAAAAGGTATGCAACAATCAAAGCATACACTCAAATTCAAACAGATGTATGGTGAAGCAGTAAAGACACCAGAAGAAAGAAAAGAAGTTTCTAGATTAGATCAATTGGTTCGTTTGGGATTGGCAGACACTAAATCTCTTACAGTCATTAAGCGTTCCGTTGAGAAATTAAAATCTGGCGACATGTTGAATCCGTCAGAACGAAATGTCACAAATGATTTGTTGACAACGCTACTTGATATGGTAACTTCAAGCGATGCATTGTTTAGAATGACAAAGACGCAGTTGCAAAAAGAATCTATTGATGAAGCCGCATACAAAGGCAACATTGGTGCAATGGAGATGATGAAGTTCTTCCAAGTTGCAACACCACAAGAAAAAGAAAAACTCAAGAAACTTATTGCCGATAAGAATCAATCAGCCGCTTGGAAAATGATTCAAGACGTTACTGGTATGAAACTCATGGGCGAAGACGATGAGTACGATGACAATGACTATGATGAGACTGATGGACTGTCAATGGCGCAGATTGAAGTTTCTAACATGATTCAAGACGCAGAAGAATTGCTTGAAATGATGGATGAAATGGATGAAGAGCCAGATGCTTGGGTTCTATCTAAGATCACTAAGGCTGCCGATTACGTTTCAACAGTACGTGATTACTTAGAATTCGAAGGCGACTTTGATTATCAAGATGATGACGAAGATAGTGGCGAGGAAGAAGACGATGGTGAGTTTTCTGGCGCAGAGTTAGATATGTACGCAAGTCAAATGGAACCAGATGAGTTTGGTGATGCTTACGAAGAATTCAAGCCAATCTTAGAAGAAATCGAAGGCTTGAAAAAGAAATCAGAAAAGTCTGGTATTGCTTATAGCATTCTCAAAGCAGTTTACGACAGAGGTATGGCCGCATGGCAAGGTGGCCATCGTCCTGGAACAACACCACAGCAATGGGCATTTGCTAGAGTGAATTCATTCATTACAAAAGGTCCTGGCACTTGGGGTAAAGCAGATAAAGACTTAGCTTCCAAAGTTAGAAGTAACGAAGAGTTTTCTAGATTTGCTGAAGCATTAGAGTGGGGTACAGATGCAATGCGTAAGAAGTATGCAAAAGATACGCCAGGACAATCTGAAGAAACATGTTGTGATGATTGTGATGAAAATGCTGTCGTTGACGAAGCATGTTGGGACACACACAAACAAGTTGGTATGAAGAAAAAAGGCAACAGAATGGTTCCCGACTGTCGCCCTAAAAACGAAGAAGTAGAAGAAGTACTAGAAGAAGTTGATTGGGAACAAGTTGTTAACGAAGCAGAGTATCAAGGTAAGTCTGTTAAGTTGAACGATCCATTCAGAACATCTGATGGTCCGAAGAAGTTTGGTGTCTACACTATGGGACCAAATGGTAAAGTTGTTGTCGTTCGTTTTGGTGATCCCAATATGGAAATCAAACGTGACGATCCTGAGAGATTAAAGAGTTATCGTGCTAGACACGGTTGCGACAATCCCGGACCAAAGTGGAAAGCAAACTATTGGTCTTGCCAAATGTGGCGTTCAGACAAAAGCGTAAGCGATTTAGATTAAGGTGGAGATAAAAAATGACAGATAAAAATATTCAAGAAGCAGAAGTTGGCTCTGGAACAAAAGTTGCAGATACAAAGCAATCTGAGAAACGTGCCCAATTGACATTGAAGTCAATTCAGTTACGTTTGAAGCAAGAGAAAGAACGTGCCGCACTTCAACAGCAAAAGAAATCTTTGCAAGTCAAAGAAGGCATTGAAGAATCTTTTAGCCCATCTCAGATCGCCGCTTTGAAAGCAGAGTACTCTAAGATTAATACAATCGATCCATCAAGTGACACATACAAGAAATTGATTGCTATGCTTGATAGATTAGATTTGAAATCTTTACAATCTCTTGCTGGCGCTGAAGTTAAGTTCGTATCTAAACTTGCACAGAATCGTGTTGCTAGAAAAAACATGAAAGAAGAAATTCAACTTGCCGAATTGTCAACAGATAAACTAGCAGACTACAAAAAGAAAGCTGGCGCTGATGCAACGGCTGCCGATAAAGCAGGCGATATAAAAAAAGGTAACAAGCGTTTCTCTGGCATTATGAAAGCAACTAGAAAACAATTTGACAATGATGCAAAGCAGAAAACCGAAGAGTTATCACCGAAGCAAAAAGAAATTGATAAAAACAAAAACGGCAAGATTGACGGATTTGATTTAGCACACTTACGTAAGAAGACTGAGGAGTTGTCACCAAAACAAAAAGCATTAGACAAGAACAAGAATGGTAAAATTGATGGCAGTGACTTAGCGCATTTGCGTAGTAAAAAGAAACAGCCACAAGGTGCAGACTTTGCCGCACAAAGACGCAAAGAAAGACTTGCATCTAATGGGCGTATGGATGAAGCGAAGTCTGACTACGAAGTTTATCACAAAGATTATTCTGGTGCAGTACAGACAGCTATCAAGCAAGCAGAGAAGCGTGGCTTTGAAGTAGACATGGATGACTGGCACGACAAAGTTGCGACCGGTCCTAAGAAGCCATCGTCAGGCAAAACAAATTCATTTTCTGTTAAGTTAAAGAAAGACGGCAAAGAATCTAAGAAAGCATTGCATCTTCAAGTGTACAACATGGACAATCAGAAGTATGAGTTGAACATGTACATTGAAGAAGTTCAATTGGATGAAGCTGGTAGCCCTGCACAACAAGCCGCCATTGCTATTGCAATGAAGAAGGCTGGTAAGAAGCCAAAAGATATGGAAGAGAGTGACGCATACGACAAGAACGTTAAGCCAAGCGACAAGCCACATGATAAAGAGGCTGCCGACAAACGTGCAAAGCTAGCCGCATTAGCCGCTAGAAAGAAAATGTCTGAAGGTTTAATGAATAAGATTAAAGCTATCAAGCGTGGTATTGAAGCAAAGGCAAAATCAGACGATCATTTTGACAAAGCAGGTGATCCAAAGAATCCAGACGCAAGAAAAGACTTGAAAAAAGCAGTTCGCTATCACAATCTTTTAAACAAAGAAGAAGTTGTACTTGAAGCTAAAAAACCTAAATCTTTCAAAAACATTAAGAAAAAAATAAAAGAAGAAGAAGTACCTAACAAGTCTACAGTTCAAAAGGGTGATGCATTGACTGGTAAAAAAGAACCAATCGAAATCAATCCCGAATTGAAAGATGCGGCAAAATAAAATGAATAACGAATTGCCACAAATATATTGTGACATGGACCAAGTGTTAGTCAACTTTATGGGCGGTGCAAATAAAGTATTGACTGCACAAGGACTACAGCCTTTTCAGCAAGAAGAAAAGAATGTCAAATGGGAAGCACTAAGTAAAGTTCCAAAGTTTTGGGCTAACTTAGAGCCTATGTCTGACGCTATGACGCTATGGAGATATATCAGACCGCACAATCCATTTGTGTTATCTACACCATCCAAACGTATGGCGACATGTAAGCCTGAAAAGATTGAATGGGTTCGCAAACATTTGGGTAATGTAGAACACATTTATCTTGTCCCGAGAGAGGATAAACAGAAATTTGCAGTAAATAAGGACGGAACCCGCAATCTATTAATTGATGATTATGAAAAAAACATCAAAGAATGGGTTTCTGCTGGAGGAATTGGAATACGACATATAAATAGTATGAACACTATTTCACAATTACGAAAACTAGGATATTAATAAAAGGAGAACACCATGGCACTATGGGGAAACAAAGAAGCACTTGCATTGACGGGTACAGTAGCAACAACAAACGGTTCGGCTACAGTCACTGGCACTAGCACAGTTTTTACAACAGAAGCACAAGTTGGTGATGTTATTACCGTTAACAGCACTTTCGCAAAAATTATCGGAATCACTAGCAATACTGCATTGACGATTAGTCCAGCTTGGGCAATCGCTAATACTACAGGTGTTAGTGCTACGCTAGAACAATCACCGAAATGGCTTGCCGCTGGTTCTGGTGCAACAGTACAGAGCATCGGAAACGTTTATGGCGTTGATGCAGGCGAAGCAACAGCTAATAATGAAATTCCTGGATGGGTTTACACAAACGTGTATACAGACATGCACGGAAACATTCGCAGAAAATCAGAAGTTCTTTGCACACTTGCTACAATTACTACTGATGCAGAAGACACAGTTTATCCAGATTACAGACTTGTTATTGGTACACAACCAACAAGCAAAACTGTTACTGCTGGTAGCGCAAACACATTCACTATTGCTACAACATCTGTACCAACTGGTGCTACGATTAACTATCGTTGGCAACGTGCGGCTAATGCTAACGTAGCATTCGCAGATTTGACAAACACAGGTACATTCACAAACACAACGACAACAACTCTAAACTTTGCAAACTCTTCAGTTGCAGTAAGCGGTTCTATCTATCGTGTTCAAATGTCTGTTACAGGCGGTACTGGTGCAAACACAGTATCTGCAAACGCAGTATTGACGATTGCTTAATAATACATGGGGACTTAGGTCCCCATTTTGGTCCGAGTCCCGGAAGTAGCATTCCCATTCAATTGGGTTTACATTAAGGAAAAGAAATGGCAGATAAAAAAGTAA